GTTCGCCTGGATCGTCGCGCGCGCCTCCTCGGAGAGCGGCTCGAACGGGTTCCCGGCGGTCTTGTTCTCGCCGAACGAGATCAGCGTCACCGTGACGCCCTCGGCCTCGAGCTGGCGGCTGATGTCCTCGTGGGCGGCATAGACGCCGACCGACCCGACCGCGCCCGACGGCGAGACGACAAGCTCGCTGGCCTGCGAGGCGAGCCAGTACGCGGCCGACGCCGCGCGCGTGTTCGCGACCGCGACGACGTTCTTCTTCGCCGCGGCGGCCCGGATCTTCGCGGCCGCCTCCGGCACGAGGTCGACCGCGCCGCCGGGCGAATCGATGTCGAGCACGATCGCCGACACGTCCGGGTCGTTCACCGCCTCGTCGAACATGGCAGCCCAGCCGTCGAGCGCCGTCGTCGGCCCCGACGAGATGTCCGAGACCTGGTGGGGTGAGAGGACACCCCAGAGCGGAAGCACGGCGACCGATCCGCCGGCGGCCTGAACGGCGCCGCGCTTCGGCGCGCGTGCGGTGATCTCGGCGAGCTCTTCGTCGCTGAGGCGGATCCCGTCGGCGTGGCGGTGGATGACCGCGCGGATGACGGCGAGGACGGACGCCTCGACGGCCCACTCGGTCGCGTAGAAGCGGCGCAGGAGCGCTCCGTCTCTCATGGTCTGGCCTCCTTGGGGCATAGAAAAGCCCGCGCTCGGCGGGCCGGAAGGGACGTGTAGGGGTCGCGGTTCATGGTCTGCTCGGCTGCTCCGCTGTTCGCGTGTCGAGGGCGCCGAGCTTTACCTGCAGCCGGTTCCACGCCCACGGCTCGACCTCGTCGTAGTTGAGGCTGGAGCAGTCGAGGGCGTTGCGACACGCCTCGCTGTACTCGAACCAGGCGTCGGCCTGTGCGACTCGGCGGGCGAGGCGGGCCTTCGCGGTGGCCGGGGTTGCGTGGGCGACGGTCACCGATCGCGTCCCGTCAGCCCGCGGCGTACGCCGTCGGCAAGCGCGACACCGGCGGCACGGGCCGCAGTCAGATTCGTGACATCGAACGTCCCGGCGACGTTGATCGTCAGCGAGCCGACCTCGCAGTCGGCGGCCGGGTCGGGGTCGCGGACGCGTTCGTTGCAGCCTGCCGGCGGCGGCGCGGTCGTGGTCGTCCACCAGGAGCAGGTGCGGTGGCCGGTCACTCGCCGTCTCCGTTGCTGTGCGCGAAGAGCGCGAGCGGATCCCGCTGCGCCTGCTCCACGAGCTCGTCGAGCACCGCGCGGCTGAGCGTGCGCATGCCGGCCCGGCCGGTGATCGTCGCGAGCGCGCCGCCTGGCGGCGTGGGTGCCGGCATCTTGTTATCGGAGCCGGGCGGCTGCAGCTGCACGCTCGTGAGGCCGGTGTGATGGTCGGTGAGGCCGGTGAGGTCGTCGGAGGTGACCGCTGTGACGGCGGCCTCGGGCTCGAAGCCTGCCTGGACGAGCGTCCAGATCGTCTGCGCCTGCGTCCGCTGCGCCTCGGCACGCTCGGTCGCGTCCTCCTGCAACGCCGCGACGTCGCGAAGGTCTGTGCACAATTCGGAGCCAGACGGGACGTTCACCACGCGGGCCATCGACCCGGCGAAGTTCCGCCACAACGGCCGCATCACCATCGACGCGAAAATCCGGCGGATCTCCTTCAAGTTGCCGGCGTTCAACGCCGACCCCTTCAGCGAGTCGGACAGGCCGAGCAGCGCCGGATGCGTACGCGCAGCAGCCGCAATCCGCACCTCGCCGGCCGCCTGGATCTGCGCGAAGTCGATCTCCTGCAGGTTCGACCCGAGCGGGACGACGTCGGCGGCCGCAGCGATGAAGAGCGTCCGGTACGGGTTCCCGTGCCGGCCCTCGCGGCGCTCCTCGTACTTGTCGACCCACGCGTCGAACTTCTCGAGGTTCTCGGCAGGCACCTTGACCGCGTAGTTCGGGGTCCCGCCGACCTCGAGGTACTTCCGCTTGTGCCCGACCATCCCCTGATCAGCGAGAAGGTCTTCGATCACCGGGGTGATCCACGACATCCCGCGCCACGGCACCTCGGGGTCCGGGACCGGCATGTAGTGGACGATCTCCTCGGGCAGGAAGAACTCGGGCTCGTTCCCGCCTGGCGGCAGGTACGCGTAGCCGAGCACGCGCGCGTCAGAGCTCCACGGCCCCGCCGTGTCGTCGTCGGGCGCGTCGATGATCAGCGTGACGAAGTCGGGGCGGAGCGGCTTGATCTCATCGCCTTTGCGGACCGCGAAGAAGTTGCCGGCGCAGCTGTTCATGCCCTCGGCGATCGAGAGCAGATCGCCGGTCGTGCCGCCCGGCCACGGCGTCTCCAGGATCGCGAGGTCCGGGTTGCCGAACATCGGTCCGGGCCGACCGTTCACGAGCCGCTGGAATTGGAAACGCGCCTCGGCAAACAGGTGCATCCGCGTCGTGACGGCGGCGAAGATGATCGGGCTGCGCTTGAACGCGCGCTCGACAAGGCCGACGAAGTCCGGCGAGATCCACAGCCTCTCGCCGACAAGGCTCGTCTGGAAGATCGGGAAGCCGCTCTCCTGGATGTCCCACCAGGGGAGCACATCGATCATCGCGCGCGGCTTGCTGCCGTCCTCGCTGGTACGGGCGGGGCGGCCGAGGCCGCGGGCAAACCGGTCAGCGAGCACGCGTCGCCCCGATCGCGAGGACGAGCACGAGCAAGCCGGCGACGATCAGGCCGGCCGAGAGCCGCTCGAGCGCGGCGCCGCCGGCGACGAGGCCCGCCCCGGCGAGCCAGAACAGGTCGCCGGCGGGCACGGTGTGGCGCGCCACGATGACCCGGTCGAGGGTCTGGCGGATGAGCTTGGGCATGAAAAAGCCGCCTCAGTGGGCGGCGGGTGTTGCGACAGCTATCGCCTGGGCGAGTGAGCGAGCGAGTGTGTGGGTATGCGCTTCAACTCCGCGCACGAATCACACGGGCGCATGATGCCACAGGCGATCGGACGGAAGCGCTTACCGGCAGGTGATCGGCTCGTCGTCTCCGAGGCTGGCCTTGTCTGGCCGGGTGCCGGGAATGGCGCCAGAGACGTTGCGTCCGATCGCCGGGATGCCCCTTAGAGTGCGTTCGTCCGCGGCGTCCGTCGCCTGGGCGGGCCGTGTGAATCGTGGCGCTCCGTCTTCGAGTGCGAGCTGTGCGAGGAGGGCCGCGTTGCGGGTGGCTTCTTCGGCGTGGCGCGCGTACAGGCTAAACGTCGCCATCAGGCGAGTCCCCGCGATGCTGGCCGAAGCGCCCTGGCTGCCGCACGGTACGCGTCAGCGAGGATCTTCCCTCCCCCGTCTCCCCATGCACGTTCGTCGCGCGCGTTCAGCAGAAACTCCCGCCGCCGAAGCGCCGCCCAGCGGTGTCCAGTCTTCAAGTCGGCTCTCATGCCGCTTCGCCCTTTCTCAACTCGACTGCGATCTTACGGTCGATCTCCAACAACTGCGACCGCACCGTCGACACCGACACCCCGATCCCGTACGCGATCTGGCGAAGCGACAAACCGCGATCACGAAGCCGCCACACCTCCAACTGCTTCGGCGCCGACTTGCAGACACGCTCCGCGGCAGCACACTCCGCAGGACTCGCGGCACGGCTCACCGCCACGCCACCATCGGCTCGGCTGCGTCCGCGAACGCCCCCAGCCCCCAGAGCGCGAGCGTGCACGCGACCAGCGGCGAAATGTCGACGCGCGAGCTCTGCCGCGACCACGCCCACGCCTCCCCCAACGGGCGCGTCGCGGCCCCGGCGACAGCAGCGTCGAGCTCGTCCTGGCCGAGATGCCAGACCGTGCGCTCATCCACGAAGTCGACGAGCTGGCCGCAGCCGCGCGCATGCTCGGACGCCGTCGCATCCTCGACCTTCACGCCGAGCTGCTCGAGCTCGTCCAGCAGCGACCCTGCCGGTCCCTTTGAATCGCATATGACCGCGACCGGATCGTGCTTCTCGATCAACTCGAGCAGCCGCCCGCCGACCCAGCGCGTGCCGGCACGATGGTCGACCACGTCGATGAGCTTGCCGCCGGTCACGCGCAACCCGGCCGCGGCGATCGCCGCCGACCGCTCCGGGCTCACGTCGAACGCCAGACACGGCCTGCCGACCATCTTCGCGCGCGGATCCGTCCGGGCCTTCCACGCCGTAGGGTCGATCTTCTTCTCCGGCTCGACCTCGGTGCGCGGCCAGTCGCCGACACCGAGCCGCTCGACCGCGAACGTCCGCCGGATGAACGAACTGCGCTCGTTCTCGATCATGTCTGGCAGCAGCCGGATGTTGTAGGCCGGGTTCGTTCTCGCCCACACGCTCGGATCGACAGCGACCGCGCGCGGCACCGCCGACGGGGACTCGTAATCCGTGCCGTCCGGCTTCCCGGCCGACCACTCGGAGTAGCCGAGCCGCGGCGACCCGGCGAGCGCACGCTCACGCACGTTCGCGAACACGACCCCGTCCTCGTGCTCCAGCTGGTCGACCGCCGAGCCGCAATACCAGACCTGCGGGTTGATCCCCGCGGAGACGACGG